GGCCAGCAGCGGCAGCGCCAAACAAAACACCAGCACCGCCGCCCACACCGGCAAGTGCACCAGGCACAGCCAGGCAAGCCAGATCACACCGGCGCCGATGGCCAGTGCATAGAGAATCTTGGCGGTGCGTAAAGCGGCTTTTTCAAACATGCCCAAAGCGTAGCAACTATGGCTAACGAAGTCCTCGTCGGGTTAAAAATTGGAGCAGTTGTCTCTGGCAGCTTGAACGCGGCATTCGGTTCGGCTAAATCGACCGTGCAGCAATTGGGTCGCGCCCTCGATGGTCTCACGACCAGGCAACAGCAGATGGGCAACGAACTGTCGGCGTCGTTGGCCCGTGGCGGCACGGGTGTCGAACGCCTGCGCCGGCAATACGAGGCGGTGGGCAGTACCCTTGATCAGCTCAAAATCAAACAAGACCGCCTCACCGCCAGCATCGCCCGCGGTGAAACCCTGAAGACTAGACGTGGTGAATTACGCGGCCAGGCCATGGAAGTGGCCGGTACTGGGGCGGCGTTGGGTGCGCCGATTTTTCAGTCGATGAAAACAGCCGTCGACTTCCAGGACCAGACTCGTGACATCGCCATTACCGGCGGCTTCGACCTGGCGCAAGAAGCCGACCTCAGCCAGGTGATGCGCAAGGCGGCACTGCGGTGGAACCAGACGCAAACCGACGTTGCCAATGGCACCGCCATATTGATCGCGGGCGGTATTGCCAGCGCAAAAGAGTTGGCCGCCTACGCACCCGTCATGGCCAAAACAGCCACCGCCACCCGCGCCAGCATGAATGATCTGGGCTCAGTGGCCATCGCGCTCAACGACAACCTGGACATTGGCGCCGCCGGCCTGGAGCGTTCCATGAACATGCTCGCGTTCGCGGGCAAAAGCGGCCAGTTCGAACTCGCCGACATGGCCAAATGGCTGCCGCAGTTAACACCCCAGTTTGCCGCCTTGGGCATTACCGGGGAACGCGCCGTGGCGGAGATCGGCGCGTCGTTACAGATCGCCCGCCGTGGTGCCGGTAGCAATGACGAGGCCGCCAACAACTTCAAAAACTTCCTCTCAAAGATCACTGCGCCCGAGACGCTCAAGTCATTTGAAAAGGCTGGCATCGATCTCAAAGGCAGCATGAAGAACCTGGTCAGCGAAGGGCTTTCGCCTGCGGAGTCGATGATCAAAATTCTCACCGCACACCTCGGCACAAAAGCACCGGCCGCAGCCGCCGAGTACGGCAAGGCGCTGGACATAAAGGACGAGCAAGAACGACACATCGCACTGGCTCGGTTGGATGAAGCCTACAAACTCGGCGCGTTGTTTTCCGACCAACAAGTCTTGTCATTTGTCCGCCCCGCATTGGCCAACCAAAAAGACCTGAGCGGCATCAAGCAAGGCAGCAAAGACGCCGCGGATAAAGGCGTGCTGGATCAAGACTGGGCTAAACGCATGGGCAGTTCCAAGGAGCAACTGAAGGAGCTGCGCAACAACCTGACCGACATCGGCATCTCGGTAGGCAACGCGCTGCTCCCCGCGATTGTCGACGTCAGCCGTGCAGTGGTCCCGCTCATGCGGTCGTTCTCGACATGGGCAGAGCAAAACCCTGAACTCATCAGGGGTGTAGTGGGCCTGGTCGGCGGTCTGTTACTGGGCAAAATGGCCTTCATCGGCGTGGCTTATGGGGCCAACCTGGTGATGTCACCCTTTGTTGCCATGACCCGCACCATCACCACACTCTCCGCCAAATGGACGCTGCTGCAGGGGATGTGGCAGATGGGCAAGTTCACGCCACTGATTACCGGCTTAAGCCGTGTCGGTCGGGGTATGCGCACGATGGCCAGGTACGGCGGGTTGTTCTTGCGCGGCCTGACCACCGCCTTGGGCGCACCGCTGATGATGATCGCTCGCGGTGGCCTGTTCCTGGGCAAGATTCTGGGCGGTACCTTGCTGTTCGGGTTGAAGCTCGCCGGGCAAGCCATCCTCTGGCTCGGCAGGGCCTTGATGATGAACCCCATCGGCCTGTTGATCACCGGTATCGCGCTGGGCGCATACCTGATTTACCGCTACTGGACACCGATCAAGACCTTCTTCACCGGCCTGTGGGACGAGGTAAAAACCGGCTTCAGCGGTGGTCTGTCCGGCATCGTCGGGTTGTTGGCTAACTTCTCGCCGCTGGGCCTGGTCTACCGAGCCTTTGCCGGCGTGATGAGCTACTTCGGTGTCGAACTGCCGGGCAAATTCACCGAGTTCGGCGGCATGCTGATCACGAGGCTGGTCAATGGCATCAGCAACATGGCCGGTGACCTCAAAGACAGCGTCGTGGGCATCGGGTCGTCCGTTAAAGGCTGGTTTACCGAAACACTCGGCATACAGTCACCCAGCCGTGTGTTCATCGGCTACGGCGCCAACATCAGCGAAGGCGCCGCCCTTGGCATCCGTGCTCAGGCAGGTCTGGTACACAGGGCCGCGCTCGATATGGCCGCGCAATCAAGCGTCGACCTTGCCCCGCCAAACCCGGCAGAGGTCTCCAAGGCAAGCATGATGGACGGCGCTCGGGGTACATCCCCAAGTGCAGGCCCTAGTGCGGCGGGCCAAGTGAATTTCCATTTCTCACCTCAAATCAACGTACCTGCTGGCGCGGACATGGGCCCAATCAATCAAGGGTTGCAGGCCAGCTACACCGAATGGATGCGCATGATGGAGCGCTATGTCCACGACCAGCGTCGCCGCAGCTATGGCCCCTCCAATCAGGGGATTGTCTGATGTTTGCCATCTTGGGCGATATCGAATTCACCGTGGCCGGCGGCATCAGTGGTATGGAACAAAGCGGCTCGGCCGACTGGGCAGAACACGCACGTATCCAGGGCAAACCCTTGCTGGAATGGATCGGTGAAAGGCTCGATGAATGCACCCTGACCATCGAACTGCACCCGGTGCTGGGCAATCCAGAAGAGCGCTTGCGTGCGCTGCGCCAGGCCAAAAGTCAGCATCAACCGCTGGCGTTTGTGATGGGCAGCGGTGAGTACCTGGGGGCCTACGTCATCACCCAAATGTCCAATGCCATCCGTCGTGCAACCGCCGTGGGCCAGATCAAGGCGGCCACGGTTCATCTGAGCCTTAAGGAATACACCGGGGCGTTTACGCGCAAAGTCGCCCGGCCGGGCCTGCTCGATTCGGCCGTGAACGGGACTTCGGCAGCTGCCGCCGGCAAGCCCGGTCTAATCTCGCGGCTGATGCCCACGCCCAGTACCGTCCAAGCGGTGATCGGTCACGCAAAAACAGCCGGCAACATCCTCAAGGCTGGCCAGAATGTGTACCAGACAATCAAGAGTGGCAACGCCTCGATGGTCCTCGGCCAAGTTCCGCAATTGTTAGGCGTCACGGCCCGGGCCATAGCACCGCTGCAAGGGCTGAAGGCAGCCGCCGGGTTACTCGAAGACGGCGCCGACCTGTCGCAATGGGGTGAACGCATATTGGGCAGTGTGATGGGCGCTCGATCAGCCCTTGATCCGGTCGACCTGGGCAACATCATCGACCGGTTCGCAGCATCTCACGAGTCGCTCGACCAGGCGCTCGCCACACTGCACAGCGCCCGTACCCGGCTGGCGGGCTTGGCAGGCCAAGTCTTGACGAGGAAGGCCTGATGTTTATCACCCATGTCACCACCGAAGGGGAACGTTGGGATCAGTTGGCCTGGCGTTACTACGGCGATGCTCATCGCTACTTACCGATCGTTCAAGCCAACCCTCAGGTGCCGATCACCGCCATCTTGCCGTCGGGCCTGACACTGGCCATCCCCATCCTCGAACCCGTGACCTCCGCCCAGGACCTGCCCCCATGGATGCGATAATCCCCGCCCAGGTACCACAAGCGCGCTTCGTACTGACCTATCAACAGCACAACATCACCCGTAACGTCAGCCAGCATTTGCTCTCTGTGTCCTATAACGACTACCTCACCGGCCAAGCCGACAGCTTGGCGGTCGAACTGGAAGACACCGAAGATAAATGGCGTGATCAGTGGTACCCAGGCCACGGCGACAGCCTCACCTTGTCCATGGGCTGGGAAGGCCAGCCACTGCGCGCCCTTGGCCGTTTCGAAATCGACGAAGTCGAACTCAACGGCCCACCCTCGACCATCACCATCCATGGCCTGGCCACCGGCATCAAAGCGGCGCTGCGCACACCCTCACACCACGCCTATGAAAACACCACGCTACAGACCATCGCCCAACAGATCGCGGCCCGCCAGGGCCTACAACTGATCGGCACCATCCAACCGATCCAACTCGACCGGCTAACCCAGCAAGATTCCGACCTGACCTTCCTGCGCAACCTGGCAGCCGAGTACGACTACGCCTTCAAAATCACAGGCCATCGCATGGTCTTCCACGCCATCAGCGCGTTAGCCAAAGCGGCGCCAGTGGCAACGCTGGTACTCCAGGACCTAAGCAATGTGACCCTGCGCGACCAAATCAAAAGCGTGCCCCAAGCCGTCGAGGTCAAACACAAAGACCCCGCCACAAAAACACTGGTGACCTACAAGATCGAAAACAACCAAACCGTCGCGGTACCCAGCAGCATCAGCAAAACCACCACCAGCGGCGACACCCAAAAAAGCCGAAAACGCAGCGCCTCGACCGAAGAATCCAAAGCAAAAGCCCACGCCGAACTGGCCAAAGCCAACCGCGAACGCACCACCGGCAACTGGTCAGCCATGGGCCGGCCCAACCTGGTCAGCGGCAACGTCGTCACCCTGGTCGCAGCAGGAAAACTCGGGGGCCACTACCTCATCACAGCCTCACAACACCGCATGACCCGCACCGGCTACACCGTAAGCCAATCAGTCAGCCGCGTATCCGCGCCCTGACAACAGAGAGCCAAACAGATGGGTGTTGAACTTGAATACGGTGAAGTCAGCGCCGTGGACTATCTCACTTGCCGCATCCGCGTACGCCTGGATGACCGCGACGGCCTTCAGACCTACTGGCTCAACATGCCCCAGCGCAACACCCAAGGCACACAACGCCGACCGTTGATGCCCGAACTGGGCGAACAAGTCGCCGTGCTGCTCGATGCCGATGGTGTGGGTGGCGTGTACTTAGGCGGGATCTACTCAACCGCCGAGCCACCGCCGGTTACGGATGAGGACACGGACTATGTGCGGTTCAGTGATGGGACGGTCTCAACCTACAACCGTGCGGCCGGGGTGATGACGCTGGATTGCGTGGGGGCTTTGCTGGTGAAGTGCGGGCGGAATATCACGGTTGAATCGGGTGAGGCAGTGGTGGTGAAGGCGCCTTCGGCGACGTTGGACATCCCACAGGTAACCTTGAACGGCAACCTGCTCGTGAAAGGCGGTCTGAAAGTGAATGGTGATATCGAAGCTACCGGTACGGTGATGGATATCGGCGGAAACTCAAACCACCATAGCCATTAAAAAGGCCCCGACTGGGGCCACTGGTTAAGGCTTTTTAGGTGGTGGAGAGACTGGCTTACTTTCACTGGTTGGCTTCGGAGAGTAACCATCGCGGAATTCTTGCCGTCCACCTGACTTCGATCCACCAGTACTTCCTTTGCTCCGATTATCCGTCACGTCCCGTGTCTTCCTTTATGTGTGGGATGAATTAAAAGTCTCTAACAAAGCCTGCTTTACGGATTCTTGGGTGGTGGAGCTGGTGCCCGTTCGCTGGTTGGGCTTGGGGTATAGCCGCCTTTCACAGGGTTGGAATCTTGCTTGCTCGGCTGATAACCATACTTTTCGGAATCGCCACTTCGTTTATTCGTCATTGCCACACTCCTGTTCATCAACACTATTAGAAAACGCCTTAAGCAGACGCTTTGCGCTATGGCTGCTTAGGCGGAGGTGCAATGGGTTTGGTTACGTTTTCGGGTTTAGGCTGCTGGGGAATGAAGCTTTTCGGCTGATATCCATCCTGACCTATGCCCCGTACCAGCACGGGTTTACTCGTTTCGTTCTTCTTGTCAGTCATGCTCACTTTCATCCTATGGGTTTTTGGGTGGCGGAGCAGGTGCTCTTTCACTGGTAGGTGGCGGGGCATAACCATCTTTTGTTGGATGAGAGTCGCCTTTGCTCGGTTGGTATCCGACTTTCCCAGAGCCATCACTTTTTCTATTCGTCATTTCCACTCTCCTGTGGATCCTTTAGGTGAAACAGCTCGAGTGTAGCGATTTCTTTAGCAAGGATGATGATGCCTGCAGAATCGTTTCTCGGCCTTTCAAACCCGCCGCCTTCGCTCAATACCCACGCTTCTTCCAGGTATATTTGCTCCGATGCTGGGCTGCTTGAAGCGAAGGATTTCGAGTTGAAGAGTCCAGCGACCTGTCTCCCATCACTCAGCGTAGCAATCACCCAATAAGGGAGTCGCTGGCTGAAAACGAAATCCCATGGTTTACCTGTCGGATGTGCAATTGAGCGCTGAAGCAACTGAGTTTTCCTCAGCCATAAAAAGATCCAGGCCCACGCGATGGGTGCGACTAGCAGCACGACCACATAAAAAAGGATATAGAGCGTTGGGTAACTGGACCTGAGGTCGAGGTGTTCAACTGCGTAAATCGGCCCCAGCAGCAAGGCGTAATTGATGGAGCTGTAAGCAACGGCATCGACCAGTTGTTGGGAGGTGTCTTTTACCTGAGTCGGCTGAAGAAGCGCATATGTCTTTAGGCTGATGAAGCCAGGGACTACGAATGCGATGAATAAAAATAGTTTGTCGACTTCCCAAATGTCCATGCGCGTCCTTTAGGTACGTTTCAACTGATGTTGCCCGTCTTCTACCTCGATTAAAAGCTTGGCGGCCCGAACAGCATCTTTAAACCCGATTAAAAGCTGCAATTGCCTGACTTCCGCACCATGGGCGCATGACGATGCCCATTCCCCACACCAGCATTACAGCCGCCCACTGGCAGCCCGCCCTCGGAACCTCCGGCGAGGTCGTCGAGGGCCTGCGCGATATCGATCAATCCATCCGCATCATCCTCAGCACGCCCAAGGGCAGCGATCCCCATCGCCCAGAATTTGGCAGCGACCTACACCTGTACCTCGACTGGCCAACCAACCGCGTCACGCCACACCTGGTGCGCGAAGCCGTCGACGCGATTCGCCACTGGGAACCCCGCGTCTCAGTGGCCCAGGTGAAAATCCAAATCAACGCAGCGCAGATCATCGTGCAGGTGCATTGGCGCGTAGCCGGCGAAATGTCCCAGTTGACCGAGGTGCCCTATGCGCGAGCTGCCTAAACCCGAATTCATCAAAATTGACCCCGCCGCGCTAGAGGCCCAACTGATCGCCCGCTACGAGCAGAAGTCGGGCAAAACCCTGTACCCGGCCCAGATCGAACGGCTGTACATCGACCAGATCGCCTACGCGGTGTCTCGTTTGCAGATGGGCATCCAGAATGCCGGCGAACAGCTGCTGGTGCGATTCGCCCGCGGCCCGATCCTCGATTACCTCGGCGAGCTGGTAGCCACGCCCCGATTGCTGGCACAGGCCGCCCGTTGCACCTTGCGTTTCAGCATGCCCACGGCTGTGACACAGCCACTACTCATCCCGATCGGCACCCGGGTCAGCACTCAGGACGCCAAGCTCACGTTCATCACGGATCTGGACGTAGTGATCACCGTCGGGCAAACACAAGTGACCGCCACCGCGACATGCCTGACCGCCGGCGAACAAGGTAATGGCTGGACCATCGGCCAGATCAGCGCACTGAGCAGCTCACCTGCACCAGGCTTGACGGCCAGCAACACAACGGCCACAGCCGCTGGGGTCGCCGATGAAGACGATGGCCGCTACCGCGAGCGCATCATCCTGGCCCCCGAAGCCTTCAGCAACGCCGGCAGCCGCGCCGCCTATCGCTACCACACGCTGGCCGTGCACCAATCCATCATCGACGTCGCCGTGCATGGCCCAGATGAAGGTCAGCCTGACGGCCACGTTGCGCTGTACCCGCTGACTACCACCGGCTTGCCAACGGACGATCTACTGCAACGCATAGAAGATCAGGTCAGCGGCGAAAAACTCCGCCCGCTGTGCGACACGGTCAATGCGTTTTCGCCGACAGAGATCGGCTATCAGATCAAGGCACGCATCACCTTCTACGCCAATGCAGATCGCAGCGCCGCCATGGCAGCTGCGCAAGCCGCCGCGCACGCCTATGCAGTCGAATCTCGGGCCGGGCTCGGGCGCGACTTGGTGCCGGAACAACTGACTGCTTTGCTTCAAGTCACTGGTGTGTACCGCGCCAATCTGAATTTGCCGGCAGGCCTGCGCGAGTTGCAAAGCAATGAATGGGCGAACTGCTCATCCATTCAATTGATCGATGCCGGGGTGGCCTATGGCTGATCAGCCACTGCCACCCGCGCTGGCCGGTGATGAGCGTTTTTCGCTGCTCTGTCAGCTGCTCGACCAGGCATTAGCCGACCTCGATCTCAACGTGATGCTGGTGTACCTGATTGACCTGGTGAAACCCTCGCTACTACCGGTGTTGGCCGATCAATTCTCGCTCCTCGACGAAGCGGCCTGGGAGCTGGCCGAATCCGAAGAAGCCAAACGCAACTTAATCAAAAACGCCGCCGAACTGCATCGTTTCAAGGGCACGCCGTGGGCCATCCGTGAGGTCATCCGTTTGCTGGGCTTTGGCGAGGTCACCCTCATGGAAGGGATACACGCTCAATCGAGCACCGAGCCTTCCACCTGGCCGCTGTACCGGGTCGTTCTAAAACGTGTCATCACCAACGATCAAGCGGTGCTACTGCGCCGCCTTCTACTTTCCGTCGCCCCGGCACGCTGCCGCCTGGTATCACTCGACTATCAGTCAGTTGCCATTCGCTATAACGCAGTCGCGCGCTACGACGGCCAATACAACCATGGGAGCAGCTAATGGCCGATCTACCCGAATCCCCCGACTGGGCGCCTGGCGTCTACCAACTCGAAACCTCTGACCCCGTGTTGGGTGGCCCCGACGGCGTCTCCAATCAACAAGCCAAACACCTCGCGAATCGAACAAGCTGGCTTAAGAAAAAAATAGATGCGTTTCTAGATGGCAGTGGCATTCCCTTTGCCAGTCAACGTGAGGCAGAAAAAGGAGCTGATACCAACAAACCGATGAGTGCGCTCAGAGTGTTCCAAGCCATCGGAGCCAAGGTCGTCCAGGCAACAACGAGTGCGCCAGGGATCGCAAGAATTGCAACTCAACTATTGGTTAAGGCGGGTACAGATGACCACACGATCGTGACGCCGAAAGCGCTCGCGGCAACATTCCCGTTCCGAGGCATTAAAGTCTATTCGTCGGCTGGAGAGTTCACTTGGGAAGTACCACCTGGTGTCACTAAAGCTTGGGTGACTACTATCGGGGCCGGCGGTGGCGGAGCCCGGATTGCTGTTCTACCCGGTCCTTCTGGAGGATCAGGTGGGGGTATTTCCAAAAAGCTTGTCGACCTGACAGGAGTAACGTCAGTAGCTGTAAAGGTCGGTGCAGGTGGCATAGGAGGCAAGGTTAATGGCACGAATGGTACCGACGGCGGCAACTCGGCATTTGGTGTAACACCGTGGGCCACAGGTGGCTATGGAGGTCGCATAGACGGAAAGGGACCGGAAGGGGGATATGGCGTTGATGGTGATGAAACCAGCACCATCGGTGGAGGCTACCTTCCAGTTGGCACTGCCTCCAACGATGCTTTTATTGGTGGCGCTGGCGGCGGTGGAGTATCTGGATCCGCAGGAGTCGGCGACCACCGTCCGCGAAGTCCGGGACACGGTGGTGGTGGGCGAAACGGTGGCCCGGCACCTGATGGCGCAGATGGACAAGTGACCATCCAATGGTAAGCAATCGAAAGGCTTCTTAAAGGAGGCACATGACAAGGGGGCTGATCATGCAGGAAATACGCTGTGGCGAGTGCCACCGCAAACTCGCCGCTGTCAGCGGTTTCACCGAACTACAAATCAAGTGCCCGCGCTGCCGGACACTCAATCACCTGAAGGCCCCGAGCCTCCTATCCGAATGCCCTGAGCATCTGCCCATAGAAGCGCAGAAATGCCCCAGCCCACCATTGGA